GGGAAATCAAAAATTTTGGATCTCTTTGTAAAGAATTTTTCCCTGTGGCAACCCACTGGTGAGGAGCTTGATATTGGCAATGTGTATGTGCGGACACCCAATGAGAAGTTTTGGTCAGGTTACAAATCTAATTCCTGGTCCATTACCTTTGATGATTTGGGGCAGGAATCCACGAAGATGTTGGCTGCTGGGACGAATCCTGTTGGTGAACTCTTGCATGTGATTAACAATGTTCCATTTTTTCCTCAAATGTCGGAGTCGGCTGAGAAAGGAACGGTTAGTGTCAATGCTTTGCTGATTTTAGCAACAACTAATAATCCTGGGTTGAACTTGCATCACACAGCTGCGTGTCCTTCTGCAACTTTCAGACGTCTTAAGTATAGGATTTCACCCAAGCTTAAGGCTGCATTCAAGTTGAATGGAACGAATTTTGTAGATCCTTTGAAATGTGTGACTGCATCGGGAGATCCTCGTTTGGACATTTGGGAATTTGATATTGAAGAATTCCAGCTACGTCCCGGAACCAATGGTGACTACTATCCGTTTCTTATGAATTTGGATTCAGTTCAATTCTGGCAAGTAATGCAGAAGTTGGTCAAAACCCATTTTGCACAACAGGACAAGTCTACTGGATTCACAAAATATGTAAACGATATGCGATTGTGTCCAACTTGTGAAATGCCACAAGATTTGTGTGCTTGTGGGAATCGTCCCACAACAAACCAGGCATTCACCAACTTCATGTCGCAGTCAGGTTCATCCACGTATGTCCATTCAGGGGTGCTCTATGTTGGGCTCATATTTTTCATAATAGCCGCTCTTTTTGATCTGCATTGGCAGTTTGTTTGTGTTTGCAACATTTGGTTGATGACCGTGTTGATTTGGAAATTGGAGGCTTTGGAATCACGGTTTTCACGTTTGTTCACAAGTTTTTGGTTGTGGTCCGGTCTTCGTGCAATCATGAATTTCCGAAATTGGTGTTGGAACGTCAGTGTTCCTATCGTTAACTTTTGTCGTCAACGATACGCTCGTTGGATGTGGGCTCAGGTTTGTTTAACTGAAGATGGTTTTGTGCCTGATTTATCAGTGCGCGCCATTTGTGCACGAGTGAAGCCACGTCGGAGACGCCCACCAATTGATCCAGATGATGATTTTGTTCCTGTGGCGGTCATTGCATATGTGCCATGGTACCGACGTTACTGGTTGACTCTTGTTATCGTGATGTCAATTCTGGCAATTTGTGGGAGCGCGATGTTGTGGTCACGTGCGTTTGACAATTTCGTTACGCAGGCTGACTCTGAACCAGTTGAACCTGAAGGGAAAGAAAAGCCCAAGGTGGATCCGTGGTTTAATCCCGAACGCATTGCTGTGAAAACAAC